CAAAAAAGCGGATGGCGATATCATTACTGGTCCACTGTTAAGCTGGGTTGGTGAGGATGGTCCAGAGGCGATTATCCCTCTAGGGGGGAAGCGCAGAAGTCGTGGCTTGAGTTTGTGGGAAAAGGCCGGAGAACTTCTTGGCGTAGGGAAACATGCCGAGGGAGGTATTGTCGGGAATGTGAAATATTCGCATAATCCCGCTTTTACGGATGATACCATAAAATACATCACATCCAATGCGAAAAACCTTCCCAGCGGAAATCACGAGCTTACAGAGGGTCTTACAGAGGAATCTTATGGCTACGATTACTCTCCATCTGCTCAAATGGGTGAAGTGGGTACAAAAGAAAATCAAACAATACAAGTTAGCGTATCTGTGAATCCGAAGTTTGAAATATCTGGAGGCGATAAGAGTGAAGATGCTATATTGAAACTGATTAAGACGCATATGAAAGAGATGGCAGATGAACTTGGCGGAGAGATCGCAGTAACAATTGGAAAGGTCTTCTCTAATATGCCTTTGAAGGGAGTGTAAAGCATGTATATTTATTTAACCGAAGTCGGTAACAGCAGCAATCGCTTTACCTTTCCCTCTTTGCCGGAGAGTGTGCAAGTGAAAGGTAGTGCTCGGTATCAGTCGTATGATATCATCAGTATTGGTACGGTTAAGATACCAAAGGGCACGGAATCCGGAACCATATCATTTGATGGCACCTTTTTTGGTGCCATCAAAAAGAACGAAATCATTGTACAGCAATGGAAGGCGCCGAAGGAATGTATCAGTATCCTGGAAAAATGGAGGGATGCCGGTACTGTCCTCCGACTCTTAGTAACCGAAACGAGTATCAATCATGATGTTACAATCCAATCGTTTGACGGGGAAGAGAATGGTGCATTTGGTAATTATGATTACTCAATCAGTTTTGTTAAGAACCGTGAGTTGAAGATATATACGACAGATGAATTGAAAATCACGGCTTACGTTAAGGCAACAACTAACCGGCCGTCCACTCCGACGGGTGGCACTTATACCGTTGTAATGGGTGATAACCTCTGGAAGATCGCACAAAAAAAACTAGGAAAGGCCACAAGATGGCAGGAAATCTATAATTTGAATAAAGATACAATTGAGGCAAGTGCAAAGCGATATAGAAAATCATCATCAAACAATGGCTGGTGGATATTTCCTGGTGATGTGTATACCTTGCCAGCGTAAGAAGGGAGAACTATGCTGGATTTATCAAATGTGAGCTACCGGGTTGTTCTTGTTCCAGAATCTGGTAGTCAGCTTAATATTACAAAAACCGTTGAGAGTCTTGGATGGGAAGAGAATGAGCGTGAGCTGGCCATGCGGATCAATATTACTTTGAAGAATCAAAAGTATAATGACCAATATATATCCAGCATAGCAAAACCTAATTGTATGATCGGCATTTTTGCAGAATGCGGGAGTACCAACGATGAGGTAGGAAGAGGAACTATTGTAAACTGGGAAACTGCTACTTCTGTCGCAAAGGATGAATTTACTTTGACTTGCTACGATAATTTATTTAATTTACAGAAAAGTCAGGACTATGTTTATCACAGCGCCGGGGTCGGCACGAAAACCGTCATCATGGGAATATTTGATGATTGGAGTGTGCCCGTCGAGACGTATGAGGGACCTAATGAAACACATGCTAAGCTGGTTTACAAGTCGGAAACTCTTAGTGATATCATCTTAGATGTCCTGGATGACGCTGTTAAGAAAGGCGCTGAAAAATGTATAGTAAGGAGTTCCAAGGGGAAAGTCAGTGTCCTCCCAAAAGGAAGTAATAAGATAGTGTATCATTTTGGAGAAGATAACAGTGTATTGACAAAAAACAAATTGAGTACCGCAGACCTGATCACAAGGGTAAAGGTCATTGGCCAAGAGGATGATGATGGAAAATCTAGTGTAGAAGCACTGATAGATGGCAAAACCGAATATGGTATCCGGCAGAAAATCTATGTGCGGGATAAGGACGATAGTATTGATGCTGCCAAAAAATCGGCGCAAGAAATAATTGATGAAAAGGGCGATGCAGAGGAAACGAGAACTGTACAAAGCCCGGACGTTCCGTTTGTAAGAAAAGGAGACCTCGTACACGTCACTGCCGGTACGCTGGACGGCTATTATTATGTCGATGGAATCCAACACGATGCCGATACTGGAAAGATGACAATGAATCTTGGGAGTGTAGAGAAAAGCACCAGCTCAGCGGCAGCGTCAACTACAGAAAATGCCAGTACCGAATTTAACAAAGGTGATAAAGTAATACTTAATGGTGCCGTGTATCTGGATAGTTACGGTACCGGTAAAGGAAAAACGTTCACGAATTATACGGGTACCATTACGATCAAAGTCGATACGAGCAGAAAGTGCCCTTATCACATTGATGGCCTTGGATGGGTGTATCCGGATACAATCAAGAAAGCATAGAGGGGATTACATGGCGAATGAAGGAAATCCCGGAATCAGTAAGCTGGCGGCTACATTGTCTGACCGTATGAAACAAGAATCAAGTTCGCCCCTGGTCTTGGACTTTGGAAAAATAAATTCGAATTATAGCCTACAGACAAATACGTTCCCAATCGCTATTCCGAAGGCAGATTATTCGGTATGCCGGCTACTCACATTAGAGAATGCAGGAAGCGTTATGGTCACAACAAACGAAGCAGAAGGTCACCAGCATAATGTCACAGTACCCAACACAATGAAGAGCCTAAAACCGGGTGACCGTGTATTAGTTGCATGGGTACAGAATGAAGCAGTGGTGATAGATGTTATATTGCCGGCAAGTAGTATCTGAGAGGAGGAATGGACTTGTCTGATAAAGCACTTTTTCCTACTTTTGATGTCCCTGATTTTGCAGTACAAACGGAGCCAGCAGAAGAAAAGTATTATTCGAGTGTACTTTGGGATATTAAAAAAGGTGATTTTAGTAGAGATGGAGCGAATCGAATGGTAAAAAACAATGGAAGAGATGCCTACATGCAGTGGTGCTATAAAGTTGTAAATACTGAGAGATATGTGCATTTGGCTTATCCGGATTTTATCGGGGTGGAAATGATAGAAGCCACTGGGCAGCCAACAAATGATGCAGTGGAATCCTGCATCGAAAGAACAATATCAGAAGCACTGCTTGTAAATGCCCGGACGGAATATGTTCGGGATTTTTCGTTTACGTGGAATGGTGACAGTGTATACTGCGAATTTACAGTCAAAGGAAAGAATTGGGATGAATTTAAGCTATCAACAAATATTGACTTGGAGGAGGTGACAGAACATGTTACCTGATTTTGAACTGCCTGGTTTTATCCAGGACAATGATCCGGATACCATCCATGCAAGGATGCTGGAAGAGCTGCCGGCCGACATGGATCCAATGCCGGGTGGTTTTGCTTGGGATTTTACGAGGCCAACGGCATTGGAAAAATCCATGCTGATACAGTTCCATCTGGTCAGGACGCTCATGCTCATGTTCCCCATGTGGGCGTGGGATGAATACCTGGATTACCATGCAACCATTGCCGGGATCGAACGTAAGGCAGCGGGATATGCCAGTGGAACACTCACAGTCATTGGTGTAGAGGGGACGCAAATCCCATTAGGAAGCATCTTTGTAACTCCCTCAATAGCTGCCAATCCATCTATTGAGTTTAAAACAACAGAGGCCTGTGTGATTGACAGCGAGGGAGTAATTGAGGTAAGTATTATTTCAGTATATCCCGGTACAAACTCCAATGTCGCCGCTAAAACAGTTACTCTAATGTCCAAGCCGATTAACGGGATAACGAGTGTTTATAACGAAAACCCAATAACAGGGGGTACAGAGCAAGAGGATGATGAATCGCTGCGCATAAGAATACAAGAAGTAAATGAATCATCCAGCAGTTCTTTTGTTGGAAACGACAGTGATTATATTCGTTGGGCAAAAGAAATCGTAGGTGTGGGTTCTGTCGTCGTGGTACCTGAATGGGATGGATCCGGTACAGTAAAACTCGTTATCCTGGATGCGAATGGCGCGCCGGCAAATGATACCATTATCCAGTCGGTATACAATCACATCATGTCACCGGATAATCGGTTGGAACGGAAAGCACCGATAGGGGCGATACTTACGGTTACGGCACCGGGACTTATCGAAATAAGTTATCGGTCCAACATCATACTTAGTGCCGGCTATGACATTGAAACTGTTACAGAAGCGTTTAAGACTAACGTGCTGGCATATTATGAAACGGCTCAAAGCGAAGGTGTTTTAAGATACACAAAGCTTTGTTCCGTCTTGAGTAATACTGATGGAATCAGCGATTTCTCGAATTTTTTAGTAAATGGAGGAACCGGAAATATTGCTTTGGAGCAGGACGAATATCCCCAGACAATTTCTGTCGCTTTTGAAGTTTTATAGGAGGATGATAAATGAATTTAGAGAATTTTCCAACGAATGAAACGGCAATTGAAATGATGTGTTGGATTACGGGGAATGGTTTTTATGATAATTCCTATGTGGGCAAGTGGATTTTTCAGATCATGGGGAAGGAGATGGAGGATGCCCAGCGACTATTTGAAGAGTTGCAGGAGCAGATATTTCCAGAAACTGCCACATGGGGGTTAATTTATCATGAACAGAAGTATGGAATAGAAACGAATACTAATTATTCTATTGCTAAAAGGCGTAGCCAAATTTTAAAACAAAGAAATTTTAAAATGTCTATGAATCCAGAGCGGCTCCGGCAACTTATAGAAAACATTACTGGTAAGAATGTCGAAATAATAGAAAATACTACTGACTATACATTTTCCGTTAAAGTGATTATTACTGGTAGCGATAATGAAATAAATGAAGTTTATTTACGTGAACAGATAAATCAATTGAAACCCTCTCATTTATCGTATGAAATTGTGACTGAGCGACCGCTATCAACAGGCATATATGTAGGTACAATCATGCAGCAAGCAGAAATCATGACAATAAGGCAGGTGATGTAAATGGCATTTGGAGGAACAATTATAACAAGAAATGGTAGAAATGCTTTGGCAGGTGCACAACTAAGTGGAAAGCTGGAGTTTTCACATATTGCCATTGGCGATGGAAAGTACACAGGAAGTTTTAATGATATATCAAAGCTTTCGCATGAATTATTCCGATTAACGAATCTAAGACTGGAAATACACGATGATTTGTGTTTTATAGAAGCGGATTTAAACAATGGAAATCTTAGTGAGGGATATTATTTTAGAGAAATTGGTTTATTTGCAAAAATTGATGGTAAAGAGGTCTT